GTATTGGTCACCTTGTACTTGAGAGTGATGAAGAGTATGGACTAGAAGTCGGTACACCAATCAGCGAAGAACGTGTTGACCAATGTTTTGAACAAGATGTAGAGTCAGTTGTATCTGATTGTAAAAAATTACATGAAGGTTGGGATGGTTACCCTGAAGAAGTAAAACAAGTTATTGCTAACATGATGTTTAACATGGGTCTAACAAGACTATCAAAGTTTAAGAAACATAATGCAGCATTAGTTTCAGGTGACTGGAAGGAAGCAGCTATTGAAGGAAGAGATTCTAGATGGTACAAACAAGTTACCAATAGAGCAGAAAGGTTAATGACCAGGTTGGAAAATGTCTGATATGCTATTACAAGCACTTAAGAAAAAATTAGAAGGTGATGTCGCTGTTGCAAAAGCAAACATTATGGTCTACAAAGAGAAATCTGTAGGCATTGGCGAGCATCCAGAAATTGTACAAGCCATTGAAATGGAATTAAGTAAAGCAGCTGAAGCTCAAGACAAACTTAATATGTGCAATATACTTCTTGATGAGAAAGAATTTATACAAGACTAAATTATGTTAAAGTGGCTAAACGGTGACGTTAGCGACAAAGGTAAAATAGGTATAACATTTGGCTGTATGGATTTGTTACATGCTGGTCATGTAGCAATGTTATCTGAAGCTAAACAAGTATGCGATTACCTTATCGTTGGATTACAGAATGATCCCTCAGTTGATAGACCTGAGAAAAATAAACCGATACAATCTATCTTCGAAAGGCAACTTCAAATCACTGCATGTCGATTTGTAGACGAAGTTGTTATCTATAATACTGAAGCTGATGTGTTAGATATTCTTAAGACATTACCTATTGATGTTAGAATTATAGGTAGTGATTATCTTGATAAAGATTTTACTGGAAAGGATTATTGCGTTGACAATAATATAGAGATCGTGTATAATAGTAGAGATCATTCATTCAGTACAAGTAGTTTGAGAGATAGAGTTAAGAATACATGAGATTTTATACAAACGTAACACAAAATAGAAATGTTATCCTAGAAAGATACATTGAGAACGGAGAGCAGAAGCAACGTGAAGTTCCTTACATGCCTACGTTGTATACTCATTCAGTAAAACAATCACATCTAAAAACTATCAAAGGTGAAGTAGTTGAACCTAAAATGTTTAACAGCATTGGTGAAGCTAGAAACTATATCCAAGAGTATGGTAAGATATCAAACAAACCAATCTATGGTATGCAACAATTTGCATATGCATTTATCAATGAAGAATATCCAGAAAGAGAATTTGATATAAACCAGCTTACAATATTTAACTTCGATATCGAGACTAAGTCTGATGAAGGATTTCCTAACATCGCAGAAGCTGATAAAGAGATTCTATCTATTGCAGTAAGATGTAGAGGTCAATCTACTATATTTGGTATGGGCGAGTATAAACCAAGTGGTGATGATAGATATATCAAATGTGCTTCAGAGACTGATCTACTAATTAAGTTTGTTGATCTATGGGTCAAATACAATCCTGAGATTGTAACTGGATGGAACATTGAACTGTTTGATATTCCTTATACACTTAACAGGATCCGAAAAAGAGTATCACAAGACCAAGTTAATAGATTATCACCATGGGGTATTGTAAAAGATAGAACTATACCTACAGCTCAGAACCAAGCACTTGGAAGAGATGCACCACCTAATGCTAAAGAAATTATTGGTGTAACTATTTTTGACTATATGAACTTATATAAGAAGTTTACATATTCACAGAAAGAAAGTTATGCACTTGACTTTATTGGTCAAGAAGAACTAGGTGAAAAGAAACTAGACTATTCTGAATACGGAACACTTAACGAACTATACAAACAAGACTATCAAAAGTTCTTAGATTATAACATCAAAGACGTTGTTCTCGTAGAACGATTAGATGATAAGATGAAACTGATTGAGCAAGCATGTACGATTGCATACGATGCTGGTGTAAACTTAGTTGACTCTCTTACATCTGTGCGTATGTGGGATGTTATTATTCATAACTATCTTATGAAAAAGAACTTAGTTGTTCCACCTAAAGTTGTTGAAGATAAAGCATTTCAAGTAGAAGGTGCTTATGTAAAAGATCCACAAGTTGGAATGCATAAGTGGGTAGTATCATTTGACTTAAACAGTCTATATCCTCATTTGATTATGCAATACAATATCTCACCAGAGACTTATGTAAGAGATATTGGACAAAGACCTACTGCTGATGAGATCATTGGTGGTCTATACAACAACGAAAACATTAGAGATTACATGAACAAACATAACGTAACTGTTTGTGGATCAGGAGCAATGTATACAAAAGACTTCCAAGGTTTCCTACCTAAGTTAATGGAAACTATGTACAACGATCGTGTGAAATGGAAGACACGGATGATTGAAGCTCAAAAGAAATATCAAAAGTCAAAGACAAAGGAACTCGAATATGAGATTGCAAAATGTAACAACATGCAAATGGCTAAAAAGATTCAACTTAACTCGGCTTATGGTGCTCTTGGTAATCAGTACTTTAGGTTCTTTGATACTAAGTATGCGGAGTCGATTACTTTATCTGGCCAGTTATCGATTAAGTGGATGGAGGTTAAGATCAATGAATACCTTAACGCTAAACTTAGCACAGAAGGAAAAGACTATGTCGTGGCAGTCGACACAGATTCTTTATACGTTGTTCTCGACGAACTTGTCAATCAATCTGGTATTGATCAAAGTGAAAATGTTAAAGTTGTTGACTTCCTTGACAAAGTTGCAACCGAAATACTAGAACCATTTATTGATAAGTCGTATCAACAACTTGCTAAGTACGTTGGTGCTTACGAGCAGAAGATGGTAATGAAAAGAGAAGCTATTGCTGACCAAGGTATTTGGACTGGTAAGAAGCATTACATCTTAAACGTATACGATAACGAAGGTGTGAGATATGAGACACCTAAACTTAAGATGATGGGTATTGAATCTGTAAGATCAAGTACACCTAAAGTTTGCAGAAATGCAATCAAAGAAGCACTCGAAGTACTATTTAAAGAAGGTGAAAAACCTTTAAGAGATTATGTAGATAATTTTGAAAAAAAGTTTAGAGAAATGCCATTTGAAGATGTAGCATTTCCTAGAGGATGCAGATATCTACAGAAGTGGTCATCTGCGTCAGATATATATAAGAAGGGGACACCAATTCATGTAAGAGCATCTCTCATGTATAACCAGATGCTAGAAGAGAAGAAACTTACACGAAGGTACCAGCCGATATTTGAAGGAGACAAAATTAAATTTTGTTATATGAGATTACCTAACCCGACTCGAGAAAATGTGTTTGCAGTCCCTACCATTTTACCAGAAGAGTTTGGACTAGAAGGGTATATTGATTATGAAAAACAATTTGAGAAATCTTTCAAAGAGCCGCTTAATAATATTTGTGAGAGTATCGGTTGGAGACTAGAAAAACAAGCGGATTTGTTAGATTTCTTCGTATAAATAGGAGATATAATGTTTAAAGCATTACATAAAATTATGAAAAGCAATCGCATACAAAACGTATGGAGGCTTTTCAAACTAGATAGGTAAAAATATGGCAACAAAAAACATTACAGACCTTAGTAATTTTGATTTTGGTTTTAGTGTTGTTGACGAAAACGAACTCGCAGCAGTAACAGAAGTTAAACAAGAAGTTGAAGCAGCTTCTAGTACTGCTGCTCAGTGGCAAGCACAAGCAGATGAGTGGAAGTATAAAGCAGAAACAATCTATGATGCTGTCATTCCGTTACTCAATAACTTACAATCAAATGAAGATAAAGAATATATCTATTGGCCAAACAGGTCAATCAAAATAGATCAATTTAAACTGAAGCTCCAACAAGTACTTAATGATTAATCAATTAGCATTCGCAACATCTCTATTGGTGGCAGGTGTTGCAGCATACTTTAGTGTCATTGGACTAGCAACTATCTTTGCTGGTTCGTTTTGGCCTGTGGTAATTATGGCAGGTGTCCTAGAAATCGGAAAATTAGTCACCGCCGGATTCCTTCATCTCCGTTGGAGTGACATAAACAGAGC